ATAATAATATGCAGAAAAATGAATTTTATACAAGCGGAGTTATAAAAATGATGATTGAGAAAAATCATAAATTTAAAAATACGACTATTGAATTAAAAGATTTTATTTCATTAGGTACTCCAGAACAAGTACAAGATTATTTAATAAATAGAAAATTATTAATAGTTGATTAATAATAATTAGTAATGATTAGTAAAATATTCTTCAATTAATTTATTATTTATTAAATCAATGTCTTTCTCAATAATATTTGTTGTTTCTATATCTTTATCTATTTCTTTCTTAGCTTCATCAACTTTTTTTTCTTTAATAGCATGTTTAACTATTTTTTCTTTAGCAGCATCATCGGTTAAAATATATTGATAATAAATAAAATAAATTATAAAATAAATAAATAATAATGTAAAAATAACTTCTATTATTGATTGTATTAAATCATTATTTATTTTTATTAAATCTCTTATTATATATTTTGAAAAATTTTTTAATAAATTATGAAATGATAGAGCTATTATTAATCCAGCAGTATAAGGTATAATATCAAAATCAATAAAAATTTTTGAAATGATTTAATTGATTTATTTTCTTTATTATCTTTTTTTACTTTTAATTCTACTATTTTATTTATTTTAGATGTACTTAAATCAGACATTACTATTGTATAATTATATAATATTTTTTAGAATTTATTCTGTTTCTTCAGAATCTTCTTCAACTTCTTCTGCTTCTTCTGCTTCTTCAGAATCTTCTGCTTCAGAATCTTCTTCTTCACTTAATTCTTCTAAATCTTCTGTTTCTTTTGCTTCTTCAGAATCTTCAGTTTCTTCTGCTTCTTCTAAATCTTCAGTTTCTTCAACATTTTCTTTTAATTCTTCAGAATCTTCAACATCTTCACTTAATTCTTCAGAATCTTCAACCTCTTCACTTAATTCTTCAGAATCTTCAACCTCTTCACTTAATTCTTCTAAATCTTCATTTTCTTTAACTTCTTCAGAATCTACATTTTCTGAATCCTTCATTTCTTCATTAATAATTTGTTCTGATTCATTTTTTGTTACAAGTTTAATTGTATTATTAATTGTTTTAGCTTTTTTTTCCATTAATTCAATTAATTTTTTATATAATGAATCAGGTGAATTTTCAACTTTCTTGAATATAAATGCACTACTTAAAAAACTAAAATCCTTTTCTGCTTCAGACATTCCATTTACATAACTTATCATTTTTTCCAATTCTTCTTTTTCTAATTTCATTTTATTTTCTCCATTCTTTAATTCATTAAAAAAATCTTCAAATGGTTGAATCAATATTTTTTCAAAACCATAATCTTTCATAATTTTTTCAAAATATTTAAAATTAACTAAATACTCAGGATGAACATTTCCAATTGTTCCAACATAAACATCTATTTGTTTTCCTAAATTAGCACTTTTTTCAGTAAATCCTAATTTTCCTTTGTATTTCTTTTCTATTTTCCACATTGTTGAACCATCAAATGTTTTTCCAACTATTTCATTTTTATTTTTTAATTCTTGATGTATTCGCTCACCATCAAAACATGTTCCTATTAAATATCCGTCATTTTGTAAAGCATCATTAGCATTTTGTATAATTGTTCTAAAACTAATTTCATCTTTAAAGAAATAATGAATACAAAAATTTAAACTCATAGTATTAAAATAATATTTATTTGGAATAAATTTTTTTGTATAAATTTTATCACTTTCGGTTATTCCACAAGCTTGAGTTGGAAAAATTAATTTAGATAAATCTCCTCTAACATAAAATGCTTTTGGTTTTGGTCTTGGAACTTTTGATTTATAATAACTAATAGCATATTCAACTGAATTTTGGTCAAATTCAATTCCAACAACTTCCGCATAACCAGAATTTTTAATTTTTGTTATATCAACACCTTTTCCACAACATCCATCTAATATTTTTCCATGCATGCCAGTAGAATATTCATATAAATAATTTGGAGATGTAAAATGTAATAATTGTTGTTTAATATATAAATTATGGAAATTTTGATATGGATATCTCTTCTTTTTAGATATATTATTGGATTCTAAATCAGCCCAATATGCTTTACTTGTTATATAATCATTATTCGTTATATCAACTTCACCTGTTGTTATAATTTCTTCTGTTATTGGATTTTTAATAGAATGAAAAATATCTATTGCTACTTTTTCATTATTACCAAATACTTTTAATCCTTTTTTATATTTTGTTGTTTTATCTTGTCTATTTCTTATTGGAAACCAGTGAAACCCGTTTTTATCATCTATATTATAAGAACATTCAACAATTGTATCATCAAATATTTCTTCTGTAATATTTGTTAATGGGTCAGTAGCAAATATTTTTTGCTCACTGTCAATAAATACTTTTGATGAATTATCTTTATTTAATGAATTATTATTATTTTTATATGGGTTAAATAATACAGGATGTTGTGAATACATCATTCTTTTTGCATTTTTATTATATTCATATTTAGAACCACTTACATATAATTCCAATGTTCTATATAATCTTAACTTTCTTTCTGCTTTATTATCTAATCTTTGAACATTTTCAATATATGGACTATTTATAATATTTCCATTTTCATCTTTCACATATTTTACTAAAAAATCAATAGTATTTAATTGTGGAGGTTTCCACTTAAAAAGTGAATCCCATGTTTTTCCTTGCAATGGATAATGCTCATAAATAGGAACAAATATTAATCCATCACTGTGAAATTCATTGGATTTTCTTGAATCCCATAATTTTTTTATTTTTTCAAATATATCACTTCCATCACTTCTTAATGAAAATTCATAAGGTTTCTTTTCATATTTGATTAAATTATTTTCATCAAAATCTTTCATGACTTTGATAGAAATAGAATTAATAAATTTACTTAATTTATCTAATCTTCCATCCATGGATTCATCATATGATTCATCTTTACGTCTTAAACTGATTAATAATTTTCTTCTTATATCTATTCCTTTAAAAAATAACATATCATAAGCAAAAAATTTCTTTTTTCCATTTATTACAATCATTTCGCCTTCAATTAATGTATTAACAAATTCTTTTGATTCATAGCCACTTACTTCAATATTGTAATTATTATTAAAATAGTAAATTTTTCCATCTTTATTAACAAACATAAAATAATTCATTCCATCAGCTTTTAATGTTACACCATATCTATTGTATAAATTTTTTTCATCTCCTTTAATTAAATTATATTTATGAAGCGTACGAGGTCTAGCAGCAATAAATTGGTCTCCCATAGAATTTGAATTGATATTTGCTAATTGTTTATAATTTGAAATAATTTCATCTTTTAATTTATTTTTTACTAAATTATTTGTATTGTTAATAATACTTAATAAAGAATATAAATATTTAATTAATTTTGTTGAAATAATATTAGTTGTTTCTTTTGTTTTTGTTTGATTATTATATTCTATTTCTATTTCAAATGTACTTGCTGAATTTAATGTATTAGAACTTTTAAAACTTAATCCATAACCTGCTTTTATTATACTTAAATCAAAATGAAATAAATCATCATCTGATTTTATTGAATATCTATTTTTTAATCTATAATATTTATTAGAATTATTTGATGTTAATAAAAGTTTATTTTTATTTAAAAATTTGTCATTTGGTAATTCTTTACTTAATGCTATTCTAAAATTATAATCTTTGTCATCATAAGTATCTATTTTTTCCTTTTCAATTAATAATATATCCTTTTCTTCAGGCTCGATTCCAATCCAATATTTTTTTATAGATTCTTCATTTAATAATGTCATTCTTGATTTAACATTATTATTTGACTTTAAAAATACATCTAAATGCTGAACCATTTCATACTTAAATCCAAATCCATTATTTGATTTAGAAAATGTTAGTTTATTAAAAACATCTTCAAAAATTTTTTGATCAATTTCTTGTTCAATAAACCTTAATTCAAATTCTAGATTTTTATCTTTGCTAGATTCATTAATGAAATTTACTAGTGTCTCATAACTTTTATTTACTAATTCCATCCTAATACTATATATTCATATTAGTATTTTAAATAAATTTATTAAAAATAATTTATTTTTTAATAAAAAATAAATTTTTAATTTAAAGAAAATAAAATGAAAATTTTGTGTTTAATAAAAATGATATTTATTTAAGTTACACAATATTTGGCGCAATTTTCAGAAATTTTAGATTCAAAAATTTCACTAGTAAGAGTAATTTCACCTCCGTAAAAATCATTTTTATACCAATAAAAATCATATCTTACTAATGGTAAATCTACATTTAATCTTTTTGTTAATTCTAGTAAATAATTGATTTTATTATTCTTTATTAATTCATCAATTAATTTGGATTTTTTATTAACAGATGACTTACCCCATGTGCAATTTGGATAATGAATTAAATTATTTCCTTCAAATCTGTAAAATGCAATATTATTTTCATTAAATCTATCTTCTACAATCCATAAAATTGTTGGTTTATTTTTAAAAACAAACATTTTAATATCAGGAGGAACAGGATTTATATATTCTTCTATATATATTTTTCCTATTGTATATTTGTATTGTGGTTCTTTTATAGGATTAAATGGATCATTATAATTTTTTAATTTTTCTAATATAATTTCAGGACTTGATTCATATTTATTTGAAACAATATAATTCCTTCCAGAGCCTTTATTCGATTTTACTACAAAACTATTTGGTAATGAATCAAATATATTATATATTTCATTTGGTTCATTTAAAATAGCTAATGTTTTAAATGTTTTTATATTATTTTTTGCACATAATTCTTTATATTTCAATTTATCAACATATGTTGTGTATTTTGGATCATCTAATAAAGGTACTATATATTCTTTTCCATATTGATTAAATGAATTATTCTTTGAAAAATTATTTATAAATTTTTCATTTTTATAATTTGTATTATTTGTATTATTTGTATTATTTGTATTATTTGTATTATTTGTATTATTTGTATTATTTGTATTATTTGTTTTTAATAAATAATTAAATACATAAAATAATATAAATATTAATATTACAATAAATAAAATATATTTTATCATTACTTTATAATAATATAATTTTATTAAATAATTATAATTTAAAATAAGTATAATTTTATTAAATAATTACAATTTAAAATAAGTATATTTTTATATTATATATAATTATATGAAAAATTATATGATAAATTATATAATAATTAATATTATAATAATATTATTATTTATTATTATTAATTATTTTTTAAAGAATATTCAAGAAAATTATGATAATAATAAATTAAAAATTTGTTTATATTCTTATAATTTTGGAAATTATAGAAATGAAGTGAAAAATATAGATGTTATAAAAAAAATAGATTCTATTGATTATTATTTTTTTACTGAAAATATAAATTCACTACAATCTAATAAATGGAAAATTATAAATTATCCAATTATAGATAAAAATACATTTTTAAATAAAAATAGATTTACTGTTAAAACTTGTAAATTTGATATTCCTGATATTTTAAAACAATATGATTATATTATTCATATTGATTCTAAAAAATATGCTTTTAATTATTTCAATAAAAATATAACTTTAGATAAAATTTATAATATTATTAATCAAAATAAAAATATTGATATATTTTTTAGAACTCATAGTGAATATCCAAATAATGTAAAAAATATTTATCAAGAAATAGAAAGAGTTATTAAAAGAAATTTAGAAAGTTCTTATTATGGAAACTTATGGAAAAATAAATTATTAAATGAAAAATGGACACAAAAAGATGCTTTTATTGATTGTGATTTCTTTATTCGAAAATATAGTCCTCAATTAAATAATAAATTGATTAAAATTATTGATTACTTAGAATATTATAAATTACAAAGAGACCAATTAGTTGTTCCCTATATTATTCAAAACCCATCAAATAATATTTATTATAAAATTTTGAATAAAAATTTTAATTAACTTTTTACCTTTATTATTTAGTAATTATTTATTCATTTCTTGTAATTCATTGAATAATTCATCTTTTGTTTTCTTTATTTCTTTATTTGTTTTTTCTGATTTTTTTAATATATTTATATTTTTACTTATACAATAATCTCTTAATTCATCTATTTTCATTTTTTTTATTTTTACCAATTCTTCATTTGATATATTGTTTTGCGTATTATTTTGCGTATTATTTGTTATACACATTTTACTTATTTTAATAGAGTCTAATTCTTCTACAATTTTATAAGTATCTTCGCTTGTTACATAATTTTTATATAATTTGTTTTTAATCATAATTGGCTTAAATTCATCTTCTTCACGGATGATAAAATAATGAGGTAAATATTTATTATATGAATTTGTATATTTTTTTGATATTATTTTAAAATAATTTATAATTTCTTTATTTTTCAATTCAAATAATACTAAATTAATTCCTAAATAATCAACAACATATTTAATTAATATATAAAAATTTTCATTCACTTTTAAATGAAAAGCATCTTTTAATGCTGTTAATATTTTTTCTTTACTAAAAAATTTATTTTTATCATAATTAAACTCTTTATAATAATTTTTAGCTAGTATATCATTATCTAATTGATGAATTAATTTTTTTATTGCTTTAATTTTCTCATTATCACTTAATAAATAATAATTTTCATCTCCAATTCCAAATATACTTGAAAAAAATGTAAAAATATAGTTTTTATTTACATTCATTTTTTCATTATTATTTGAATTTAATCCAAATAAATCTTTTTCAAAAAAAGGTTCAAAACAATCATAAAGATTTATATAAAAAATTTTTTTTTCATCATTATATAATTTAATTTTTTCTTTAATAATAGTTTCATTTTCATTATTCATTTCAAATTTTTTTAAGATATATTTATCATTTGATATTTCATTTTGTTCTTTTGTTAAATAATTTGCTATATAATTAACACTAAGCATATTAATTATAATTATTAATTAAACTTTAACTTATTTTTTTCTATTTTTTATTTTCTTTTAACATTTTCTAATTTATACATTTTATATAATATTATTTATTACACCTTTGCACATTTAAAATGCCGACTTTAATAAGCATTATAAAGTTAAAAAGTGTATGTACCTCTATAGAATAAATTCTATCTAAGGCGGGATGTCATTGACGGCTTTTTACAGCGGTTGAACATCTTTGGTAATTTTGTAATCTTTGACCTGTTTTTATATAATTATCAAAAATTTTTTTCATATTAAATGTAGAATTTTTATCTCTATTTATACAACCAAGCCTATTATTTTCCATTTTATATGTTAGGATTGTATGTATTTTTTTTCCTTTAAGATATAAATTTTTACATTCTTTCTCGTTTTTATAACATAATTTTGATGTTTTATATTCATCTATTAAATAAACATCAAAATGTTCGTTTAGTTTTTTTCTTATACTTAAG